ACGATTAATCGAAGGGTAACCAATGAACACTTATTGGAAAATTGAACAACTTACTCGTAGGGCGTCGGATGGCGGGGTAACTGCGGTTCATTGGCGGCTTTTTGGGGAAGAAGAAGAATTTCAAGCGTCGCTGTGCGGGGAGTTTAGAACCAACCCAGACCCATCTTCGCCCGATTTCATCCCGTTTGACAATTTGACCGAAGCGGAAGTCGTCAATTGGATAACTTCCACTTTGCGGGAAGGACGGATGAATGATTTTATTACTGACTTAATGGTGCAAATCGAACAGCAAAAAAATCCGGTGGTCTCCGACAGGCTTCCTTGGGCGTAAGTCATGAACGCGCATGACAAACTTTCGGTGTGGGTGACGCTCATCGCTACAATTACGCTGTCCATGATTTTAATGTCGATGGTGGGCGGCATGATGGTTGGATTGTTCGACGAGAAAGTGGACAACAACAAGATTTTTGAAGCTGTGCTGCCTGCGTTTCAGACAATTGTCGGGGGCTTCATCGGGCTAATTACTGGCATCAAAATCGCCACAGACCAACGCCGCGACGACGCAGGAGATAAATAGTGGACTATCAAATGCTTTTTAACATTGTCCTCGGTGCGGCGATGTCAATTGTAGGGTGGTTTGGTCGTTCTGTTTGGGAAGCCAGTATCGAACTCCGCGCTGACCTTTCTCGCCTGCGGGAAGACATTCCGAGAACTTATGTGGCCCGCGAAGATTACCGCGCTGATATTCGAGAAGTAAAAGAAATGCTGACCCGTATTTTTGACAAACTTGATTCCAAGGTAGACAAATGACGTTTGAAGAATCTTTCAAAGTGCTTATCGGCCATGAAGGTGGGTATAGCGGCGACCGCAACGACCCCGGCAACTGGACTGGCGGCAAAGTAGGCGTTGGCGAATTGCTGGGCACCAAGTATGGCGTTGCCGCTAATTCGTATCCGATGGAAGACATCCAAGGGCTGACGCTGGAACGAGCGCAGCAAATTTACCGCCGGGACTATTGGGACAAGTTGCACGCCGATGACCTTCCTAAACAGGTGCGGTTTGCGGTGTTTGACGCAGCCGTCAACTCTGGAGTGGGGCAGGCAGCAAAATGGCTTCAACGGGCCGTTGGAGTTAAGGATGACGGCATTATCGGTCAGGGGACGTTGGCAGCGGTGCGAGCGATGGATCAGTACAAACTTGCTGCGGTTTTCAACGGCCAGCGCCTCAAATTCATGACCGAGTTGAAGGTTTTTGATAAATATGGTAAAGGGTGGGCACGGCGCATTGCCGAGAATCTAATTAACCTTCCGTAGGAGAATCCTCCATGAATCTTAAGTTTTTTCTAGATCGTGCGCGGGAACCTTCTACTTGGCGCGGTGCCGCTATCATGGCGGGCACGATGGGCGTTGGGGTTAACCCTGAGGCTATGCAACAAATTGGGTTGGCGGTGGGTGCTGTCATCTCGGCAATCGAGATTTTCCGCAAGGAAAAATAAATGCCCCTTAAGAAGCTAATATTCAAGCCGGGGGTAAACCGAGATCAAACCAACTACGCTGGCGAAGGTGGTTGGTGGGAGTCCAACAAGATTCGGTTTCTCTCTGGCTTCCCTCAAAAACTAGGAGGCTGGGCAAAAGCCTCGGTCACTTCGTATCTGGGCGTCTGCCGTTCGCTGTTTAATTGGATCCCAGCAGCGGGGTATAACTTCCTTGCGCTTGGCACTAGCTCCAAAATTTATGTTGAAAGCGGTGGGACGCTGCACGACATCACCCCGCTTCGCGCTACTTATACCGGCGCATCAGTTCCTCAAGACACCGACAACTGCTTCACTACGGCGTTGGGATCTACTACCGTCACGGTCACTATCAACTCGCACGGCGCGGTAGACGGGGATTATGTAGTTTTTTCTGGTGCTACGGCGGTTGGTGGCGTTCCCGCTACCAGTCTTAACGACGTTCAGTTTCTCATTTCTAATGTCACTGCCAACACATTTACAATAACGGTGGATACCGCAGCGACTTCTGCGGCTACTGGTGGTGGCACGGGTATTACGGCGTTTTTCTACATCCCTTCCGGATTTTCTACCGCCGCTTCCGGTGTAGGTTGGGGCGCTCCCCCGTGGGGTGGGTTTGGGACGACGCCGACGACTGGCTGGGGTATCGCTTCGGCAACGGCTGTTTCTATCCCCATCCGCATTGTTTACTTCGCGTCGCGGTACAACGTAACTGCTGACGAAACCGATTTGCTTTTTAACATTCGGAACGGCGCAATCTATTACTGGGATACTGACACTTCGTTTGCGGTAGCCCCCGCCGTAACCCCTACTAATGCAATTGCGTTGACAGGAACGTCAATCCCAGACCAAGTTGGGCAAATTTTGTTTGACCCCAAGAGCGGCATTTTGATGGCGTTTGGGGCTACAGCGTATGGCGGCGGTTCAGCTACCTATGACCCTCTTTTGGTTCGTTGGGCAAGTCAAGATAATTACACCAACTGGGATCGCGCAACTCCCGTAACGTCCACCGCCGGGTTCTTAACAATTCAAACCGGCTCCAACATTTTGCGGGCCGTTGCCAACTTGGATGAAACGCTGGTATTTACTGAACAGTCGGTAACGTCCGTGCAGTTTGTGGGGGGAACAGATGTATTTTCACAAAAACTAATCTCCAACGAAATTTCACTTATCGGCCCCAACGCCGTCATTTCCAAAAACAATGTCTTCTATTGGATGGGGACGGATAAGTTTCTTTCATACAACGGTCGTGTGGAACCCCTCCCCTGCACCCTACGCCAACATGTTTTTGAAAATATAAATTGGGCGCAAACTGAACAATTTTTTGCTGCGTCCAACGAGCGGTTTTATGAAGTTTGGTGGTTCTATTGCTCTGCCACTTCTAACACTATTGATAAATACGTCATCTTTAATTACGCAGAAGACATCTGGTATTACGGAGATTGCACCGACTCCATGAGCCGCACGGCGTGGTCTGACTCTCCGCTACGTCAATACCCGCAGGCTGCGAGTGAAGACGACAGCTATTTGTATAGCCACGAGTATGGTACGGACGCCGGGGAACTCCCGATGACCTCCTACATTACCTCTAACAACGTAGACCTTGACCCGGACGGCAACAAGTTCATGCTGGTACGCCGACTCATCCCGGACGTATCTTTTGTGGGGTCTGCAACTGGGTCGACCCCCAGTGTGGACTTCACACTATCGCCCCGGAATTTCCCCGGCGCTGCGTACATGACGACCAACGCCGAGGGTCAGGACTTCTCGCGGACGGTTACCCGTAGCTCTGGCACCACGGTATCGGTGGAGCAGTACACGGAGCAGGTGTTTATCCGCGCCCGTGCCCGTCAGATAGGGGTTTCTATTGGGTCGTCGGAGTTGGGCGTCAATTGGCAGTTAGGTGCCCCGCGCCTTGATATGCGCGAAGACGGTACTCGGGGATAAAAGTGACGTTCAAAAACACGCAAGCCCCGCGTATTCCCAGTGCCCCTAAAGAGTACGACTCGGTATTTTTCAATCGCTTTGCGCGAGCATTGGATACATATTTCACCGTCTTGGATTCCAAAGCCGGCATCAACGTAGACAGCATATCTACTGGGCAGCTTATTACGCCGTTCACTGCGCTTACTGTGGTAAATGGGGCAAATAACAATCTTGAGATTCCTGCCGCTACATTCTTTAGGATTTCATCTCCTACTGGGGTGTTTTCCATCACAGGGCTTTTAACTGGCAACGCGATTTACGACTCTACTTCCGCTTTGGTCTACGCCGCGTTGGACGGGCAGCAAGTAGTGCTGTTTAACTCCACGGCGTATGCCATGACTATCGCAAATCAAAGCGCCAGCAGTAGCACCCCCAATCGCATTATCACGAATACCGGGGCTGACATTGCTACGACAGGTTCTGGAGTGGTGACGTTAATTTATTCTCAAGTAGATGCACGTTGGATCGTCATCTCCGCACAGCTTTAAACAGGGGTTTGATATGGCAATTCGGGGCAACTCTCAATTTTCTCAAACTCCTCGCGGGCAAGCGGTTGCCGCGCAGACTGCTGCGCCAGCAGTAAATAATGGTATTGCCATGATTGGTGGCGTGCCCTATGTGCTGTCCAACAGCGCCGCTATTGGGGTGGACAACAATAGCGAGGATATGAACCGTTATGCCCAAGAGTTTCAAACGCGGGCAGGATCAAATCTTAGCGGGCAAGCACGGAGCAACGCGCTGGGGGTTCCGTCCCTTGGTGCTCCGCGCACGGGGCAGTGGGTGCCCGTTGATAGCCTGACACCGGACTTTTACACCCGGAACTACGAACAAAACTGGAAAAACTCGCCCGGATATACACCTGTCCTTACTCCCGCATTAAAGGCCGCTTTGGCTAGCGGAGATCCCAACAAGATTGCCGCCGCGCACTACAACGCCCTGCACACCCTGCCCGATAAGGGACAGGATTTTGGGAGCTTTCTTGCGGATTTTGCCCCGCAAATTGCATTGGGGGCTATTCCCGGTATCGGCCCTGCGTTAGCGGCGGGGTATGGTGGGATACGAACTGCCGTTAATGGCGGTTCCCCCCTTGAGATTTTGTTGAACGCTGCGGGGTCTTATGGTGGAGGGCAGTTAATTCCCGGCATTCAATCTGCGGGGGGCATTCAGAACTTCATCAACCAAGGTATATCTAAGGCAACAGGTATCTTTAGTAACCCCAGTTCAGCGTTTACCGGGGCAACCAGCGGGGCGGCGTCTAATCCGTTCCAGACCGCAGTAGATATAGCGGGGAACGTCCCTTCTTCTCTTGTGTCAGGAGGTCAGAAAAAGACCACTCCCGCACCTACCCCCGCCGCACCTTCGCGGCCTAGTCAGTCGTCCCCCAACTTTATGGGGCCAAGAGCGCCGGGAGCGCCCGCCCCTGCCCCTGCTCGCCCTGCTGCTCCTGCACCCACTCCTGCTCGTCCTGCGGCTGCCCCTGCGGCTACGCCTATGTTTGGGCAATTGGGGGTCGCTCAGCCTGTGCGTCGCGCTATGGGTGGGCCGATTGACCCACGGCGGGATGCTATGAACCCGATGGGCGGTGCGCCTGCGGCGCATTATGGGCTTGCTTCGTTGGAAAAAGGGGGAGCGGCAAGTGATGCACCCGTTGAAGGTTATCTTGACGGCCCCGGTGATGGTATGAGCGATTCAATCAAAGCCATTATTGACGGAAAGCAGCCAGCACGGCTTGCGGATGGCGAGTTCGTTATTCCTGCGGATGTCGTCAGTGGGCTTGGTAACGGGTCTAGCAAGGCCGGGGCAAAAGTGCTATATGCAATGATGGATCGCATCCGTAAAGCCCGCACAGGTACGGCCAAACAGGGTAAAGAAATCAACGCCGAGAAATTCTTGCCAGTCTAAATGTTGACCGAAGCAGAACGTAGTAAAATTTACGAATGGATAGGCGATGAACACGCCTATTCATTGTTCATGCAGATTTCGGAAGCGGGCGAATTTTGGGACGATTTGCTGGATAAAGACAGGCCGATTCCCGATTCTAGGATTAACTCGGTGATGTTTTCGTTGCTGGTGGCACTGCCTAGCAATCCGTTTTTTATAGCCCACAGAGCCAATATCCTTCCGGTATTGGCAACGTTGACAAATTCATGGGCGCATTTGGTGCCTAAATTGGAGGCCAACGAGTTGGTTTCCAAGAAAACAGTTTATGCAGTACGGCGCTGCGTTACTAACAACATAGATCTCTTGCTGTACATAATTTTTCTTTCTCGCGGCATGAACTATGTAGCAGAAATCTCAAACGAAGTCGCCGATTTTGTGATTTCTAAAGAAGAATTATTTACCGAATACGTTGACGGTTTAACCGCTCAAAGGAGTTAAGTCATGGGTTGGACAGATGGCGGTATGGAAGAGTCCGGTAGAACCGAGACTAATAAAAACACAACCGATACGTTGACGTTCGACCCTCGGATGCAGGGCTATTTTTATGGCGCTGCTGACAAGGCGATGAATGCGTTCAATGAACCATTCAAAGCGTTAAACCCCAACCAATATGTTGCCGGCCCCAATGCGGATTTGCGGGCTGCGTGGTCGGGTATCCGTGGGATGCAAGACCCCCGAGAATTTGGTCAAGCGTCGGACTTGTTCAACCGCGCTGCTGGATACCAAGCAAACAAATATGCTGCTCCGGAGGCATACGCCGCACCGCAGGCGTTCGGTAACTTTGGGCTTCAGAGCCTCAACATCCCGCAGAATTTCTCAGCAGAAGCTGCCAAACAGTACATGAACCCGTTCAATGAAGCGGTGACTGAGCAGGCTCGGCAGCAAGCTATCCGAGAAGGTAGCCGGCAAGCTGCCCAAGACCAGCTACAGACGGTGTTTGGTGCCGGTTCGTCGTCTAGCGGCGCTGCGCTGAAGGGAGCATTAGCCAACCAGAATATGGCTAACACCATTGCCGACATCACTGCCAAAGGCAATGCTGCGGCGTTTGACCAAGCGCGTCAGCAATTCAACGAAGATGTTAATCGTCGGTTGGGTGCGGAACAGTTCAATATCGGCGCTGGCGAACGCGCATACGGGCTGAACCAAGCTACCGCTGCACAGAACGAAGCCGCACGGGCAAGAGCGTATGGACTCAACGCCGACACTGCTTTGAATGCGTTTAAAGCTAATGAAGATGCTCGGCAGTTTGCAGCTAATCTTGGTTTGAGTTCGGCGCAGGGGTTGGGGGCGTTAGGCACCGCTCGTCAAGCTTCGGACTTGAACCGATACAATGCGCTTGCGGCGGCGGGTGCAGACCAGCGGAACATCGAGAGTCAGAAGATGGCGTTGAAGCTCAGTGAAGCTTTGGCAAAACGTGGGTGGAATCAGCAGCAAGCGTCGCAGTTGGCGCAGATCCTTGCCACCATTCCTACAGGCAGAACGCAGACGGGCACCGAGACGGGTACGGAACGGACATTCTCCCAGACCCCCAGCATGATGAGTCAGCTTGGCGGATTGGCCGGTGCCGCTGCCAGTATGTACTTTGGCCTGCCGATGCAGTTAGGTCAGGCGGGGATTACCTCCCCCGGACAAATTTTTAGTAACGCTGGTAAATTCTGGGGCACGGGTGGTGGTAGCGGCATGGGCGATAG